TGCCAAGCTTCTTTTGGTTTAGCCAACGGTACGACAAGTCCATTGCCAGCCCTCGAGCATGATTGCTAATTGTGCCGGGTCTGTTGCGTACGTCGCGTACTACCCATGTGCCGTTATTCCACAAACTGCCATCGCTATGCAAACAGGCAAGTCGAGCCCACTCCGCTGTGCCAGCCAACGCAGACTTTACGACTGGCTGTTGCGTAACTATGTAAGCGCGATTAGGCATTTTTACTTAGTAGGTTTTTTTATGCCGTTAGACGCAACAATACCTGACAATGTGCCAGTTAAAAACACAACAATTGTTGACATTAAATCTATAAACGCTGCGTCGTTTGGTGCTTGTTTTTCCGGTTGCGACACAAACAACAAGCCGTAAGTCATGCCTAAAACTATGGTGCTGAAAACTATTGCAAGTAATACGCCTACTGTAACGATCATGCGTGCGTGTAATTCGTCTGACGTGTATCTGTATCGGGTCATGGTGTTATGCCGCATCGGTCAGGCACAATGCAGTTATCTAGCGTCATGTTTTTGACCCGTGACTTAACTGTAAGTGTGTTGTCGCGTGTTGTTTCGCAAGCCGTCAACATAAGTATCAGCGCAAATAAACCGTAACGCATTGCATTACGGCTCGACTACTGCGCTCACAAATTCGTTTGCCTCAACGTCAAACAGGTCTGATATGCCAGCGTATTTGCCTCTAAAGTTTGCGTGGTAACTGGTCTGTAGCCATAGGCCGTCTATGCCGCACGACGCTATGAATGCTTGTCCGATCGGTTCACTTTCGGGGTATTCGCCGCCGCCGCAATCGTCGTTGTTTATTGTTATGACTTCAACTACTACATCGTTTTGTATTTTTGCAAAGTGTGCCATTATGCGATCACCAATGTTCCTGTTGCTGTGTATTGGTAATAAGTGTATGAACCGCTTGTGCCTGTAGTTGGTGAACCTGTTGTCGTAATGGTTAAACCTGTTGCGTCGGCTGTTAGATATCGAATTACAACTTCGCCGCTTCCACCGTTGCCACCGTTGTTTCCGTTTCCGCCGCCGCCACCGCCACCGCCACGATTAGCCGTTGCGTTTGACCCTGCAGCGTTTGAACCACCGTTGCCTGCGTTTGTGCCAGCCGTTCCACCCGTTGTATTGCCACCGCCGCCGCCGCCACCCGAATAACTAATGCTGCTACCTGTGTAACTGTTTGCAGTCGCTGTTCCGCCTGCGCCACCAACATTTAATACCGTTGCAGCACTTCCTACGCTTGCATTACCGCCACCGCCACCGCCACCCGTAAAATCTGCTTTATTTATTCCGCCCGCGTTGCCTTCGCCCGAAACTCCCGATCCTGCCGAACCATTAGCCGAACCGCCGCCCGAGCCGCCATTTTGTCCGACGCTATTTCCACCGCCGCCACCGCCACCGTTAGCGCTGTTAATAAAACCTGATGCAGTTCCATTTTGACCAGTCACATTTGATGCCGTTGCACCCGCACCACCCGCACCCACTTTTATATTGTAAGTAGTTTTTCCAAGTATTGACGAACCAGTTACCAACCCGCCCGCACCGCCACCGCCAGAAGAACCACCCGAACCCGGCGCACCAAAACGACCACCACCACCGCCACCGCCTGCAAGCATAAAATCCACAGCCAAAGTATTTTTGGCAGCACCGCTAAAAAAAGTGAAGGTTGACGCCGACAATGCAAGTAGGTAGCCGCCTCCGTATTGCGCCAATGCTAAAGAACCACTTGTGTTGATAGTTACGCCCGCACCCGCAGTAATTGTGCAAACGCCTGCACCTTTGTTAGCGACCTGAATAACATCGCCAACCGTAAAGATCGAGTTGTTAACCGTGATCGTCGTAGCGCTCGCATTATTCATTATTGTTCGCTTAGTCTCATCGCCAGCGATCAGCGTGTACGACGCAGTTTTATCTGATATCGGTAAATTTTGTATGTCGTTAAGTTGCGTGGCCGTCAAAACCTGACCAGCAACAAACGGGAACGGTGTTGTCATATTTGCCTACTTTACCTTAACTAAGCCCGTTGTTAGTGTTTATCGTGCCAAACAAAATGTCGTCTAAAATAAGGTCATTTAACACGATCGTGTCGCTGGTATAAACCGTGACCCTGTGGCCAGTAATAACGTTTATGTCGTGGTCAATGCCCTCGACTGCCAAGTCTTGTGTTTTAGATAAAGGCGTGCCAGTTGTATAAGTTTTAGTGATCTGTACGGTTTCGCCAATGTCAATTGGTGCTAACGAATTTTTTTGCGGTGTCGTTAAACTTGCAAACGTAGTACTGATTGACGTAAACCTAGGTGTTGGCGTACCTTCAAGCAAATAGTTAGCCAACGTCAAAGCCTGTGCGTCACTCGACAACAAACTGTCTGTAATCGCTAACGATTGCACAAAATATTCGGCAATGCTTGCAGCGTCAGTAGCGATCTGTGGCGTACCGCCTGACTCAATCTCTACGGTTGCGGTGTTAATAACTAACTGTTGGTCATACTCAACACCTACGCCGTCATACTTAGTGGCTGTGCCGGTGTCGTTAAAGGTTACGGTTGGCGCGGCAAGCGTTGTGCCTATGCGCGGTTGCATTGTCAAAGTGTTTTCACGATCACAAAAAATGCGACCCTGCTCGGCTTGGTTTATTCGGTTGACATATTGGTTTACGTTTGCGCCTTCGTCAATCGTAAACGCGCCAAGTGTTGCAGTAGGTGACGCAGTAATATTTGTTGTACCTGTGTACGGCACAAGCGCCAAAACTGTTGCCAGTCGAGCGGCCGAGGTTTGCACACTTGTAGCGGTGCTAGGCAAAGTTGCTTGCGCCAACGTATAAATGTCATCTGCAGCCGACACAACATACTGCGTTAATCCACCTAAAACGTATTGCTGTTGATAGCCAGTTACTTTGCCAACAAACAAGAATTCGCCTTCTCGCGACAAACGTATGGGTCGCAACGGCCCTAAACCCGGTTGATCTTCGCTGGTATTAAAATAAATACTTGACGTGTTAAACGGGTCTAGCGTGCGGTCGGTTTCTTTCTGTTGCATTGACACAATCATTGTGCCTGCACCAAACGAGTCAATTGGTTGTTTACGGCCGCGCGACACTCGAATGTTTGTTACCTTGTCGGTAATGTCGTAAAATTCTTCGCCGTCACCGTCAAGCACATCAACGCCGTTAAGCAAACTTTCGTTAAGAATAAACGCGTTTTCGTCAAACCCTGCACCGATCTCTAGCGTGTAACTACCGCCTGTTACAAGTGTTGCCGGCATTAGTTTGCAATAGCCGTTAGCGGCCCGTAAACCTGTTTGTATTGCAATAGCGCGTTGTAAACCGATTGCCCAATCTCGGCGCTGGTTGACACGCCACCGCTAACGTTTATTACAACTGGCGCTGCAGCCTCACGCGCTGCGATGCGTTCAGCCATGCCAAACGTCGTTAAACCGCCTTGTATAGTCACTAGATCGTTTGGGCTACCTATATTGCCGCCACCGCCGCCTGTACCGCCGCCTGCACCGCCACCGCCACCGCCGCCAATAAGCGTTGGGGGCAAACTAGGCATACTTGGCAACGCAGGCGTGATACTGCCCGTGCCGCCTTCTCGAGCCTGACCACCGCTAGTCGCACCGCCGCCACCGCCACCAATTTGACCCAAATTTATTTCAGACAAAAACCCAAGATCGCTGCCGGGTTTAATCATGTTAATGCCCTGAATAATTAAGTTAATTGCTTTGATGTAACTGTTAGCCATGTATTCAAATGCGTTAATTACGCCGTTAATAACAGAGTTAACGACGTTTCTAAAGCCCTCAAATTTTGTGTACGCAACTGCAAGACCAGTCACAAGCGCCGCAATGCCAATCGCAATCAGCGTAAACGGGTTAGCGGCCATAGCAAAATTAACTGCCAAAATCGCTGTAGCAATAGCGCTAATCGTGCCGGCAACAATTAAAAATGCTTTAGGGTTTTTTTGCGCCCAGTCAGCCATTGCCTGCAAATACGGCAACACTTTTTGCAACACGGGCAACAAACCTGCACCAATGCTTTCTTGTGTTTCAGCCAAACTATTTTTTAATATTTTGAATTGACCTGCAGCGGTGTTTGCAGACTTTGCGGCCGCGCCACCAAAATTGTCGTTTAACGCCATCATCACCGTGTCGAGTGATGCACCGTCTTTAATCATGCCTTTCATCTCAGGCGACAACGCTTGCAAGCCTTTCATATTGCCTGCATACGCTTTAGCCAGCGCGTCGCTAATTGTCGCTAGATCGTTGCCAGTCGCAGCCGAAATATCTTGTGCAAGTGATAACGCGTCAGTAGCCTCGCCAACATTTTTTGTACCGACAAGTAACGCGGCAAACGCTGGTCGTAACTCGCTGTCAGCCGTGCCAGTTGCCCTCGACATAGCCGAGATCATGTCCTCAGTTGCCGCAACGGTTGCGTCAGTAGCGCCAACAACGTTTTGCATCGTGTTAGCCAAGATCGCTTGTTGCTGTTCGTCTTCGGCTGCCGCTTTTGCAGCCAACCCAAGCGCACCCGCAACCGCCGTCAATGCCGCTGCCGCAGGTATTGCCGCTTTCTTAATAGCAAACTGTGCCTTCTCGCCAACCGTTTCTAATTGTTGAAATTCTTTTATTGCTTTGTCAATGCCCTTGCCGTC